CAGTGGTCAAATCCTTGGCTCTAAAGTAGTAGCTACAAACATAACAAACCCTACTGGATATTTTATTAATGATGTAGAACTAGAATTAGTTGCTAATACATTTTACGGTGGTACTCCCGGTTACGTAGGTAGAGCTGGTATAAGAAATGTGGCTGGTCCTACATCTGGTAGTGGTACATGTACTCTTACAATTACATTAGATTTAGAACCTAGTTCATATTTAATACACAGTAATGATGAAGACATACAAACATTAACTCTTAATGATTTTACTTATCTCAACAACAGAACAAAAATTGTTGAGATGGCTGACACAGTAGAACCATTAAATAACTACACCAAAGAAGTATTTGTTGAATTAAAAAATTTATCTTATGCAAAACAATATGCTTTAAATATTTTTGATAACGATACTTTATCTACGGTTAGTACAGCTACAAGAATTGATATTAAGTTAATTAAATCAAGTAATAACTACTGCAACAGCAGTGGGGGTATGAGTGGTAAAAATACTCGTATAACTAATACTATTAGATGTGACGCTACTGCTGCTGATAGTAGAGATGCTTACGCTCCAAACGTAGGAACAAGAATATTTAATATTTCTGATGGTGTGTCTCTTTCAGATGAAGACGCTGTTTATACTGATAGTGATACAACAATTGCTGTTAAAGATTCAAATGGTAATAATGCAAACGATAGAGAAAATTTATATTTCCGTCTAACAACAACTGGTCAATCAGTACCTTTTACATCTGGGTCTGGAGAAAACCAAACAACTACATATCAAGCTAGATATACAACAACTTTTGATTTACTTCATGGTGGTGAAAACTGGGAACAAGGAGATTATTTTTATTTCTATATGAAAAATGCATATTATAAATGCACTATAGAAGAAGTAAGTACATCAAAAGTTCAAGGTAGTTTCGATGCAGATGGCACTACTACAGGTAAAGGAATAATAAGACCTTCACCAACACCTTTTGACACAAAAACTAATATTACTGCTGAAAGTATCTTAGGTAGTATAAGAGAAAAGATTACAGGATCTACAACCAGTAACACTGGTAACGGAAATACTGTAACGCAGATTGGTAATGGATTACACATAAAAAGAAGTACTATTTTTAATGCATCTACATCATCAGGAGACTTATTAAACGTAGTAGCTGGAAAAGTTAATGATGTTGGAGACTTACCAAGTCAATGTAAAGATGGGATGGTAGTTGAAGTAATTAATAGTGTTGCAGATGAGGATAATTACTTTGTTAAATTTTTTGGGAATAATGGTAAAGATGGTGAAGGGACATGGGAAGAATGTCCAAAACCCGGAAGAAAAATAAGATTAGCAAAAGGTTCAATGCCAATGGTTCTAATAAGAACTGCTGACGGTAATTTTAGACTAACTAGATTAAATGGTGATACTTATGGAGTAGTAACAAGCAATCAGCAATCAGCTACTTTTTCATCTACAACAGGAAACAACACGGTTACGGTTACAAAAACTGGTCATGGGTTTGAAACTGATGATTTAGTTCACATAACCAGTGCTTTTTTAAAAAATGGAACATTTTCAATTACAAAGATAAATGATAATTCTTTTAGTTTTAGTTCCGTTAATAATGAAAATAATCAGAATAATAAAACTTGTACGATTGATCAGGGCTTTGCAGCTCCAAAATGGGATGATGCTTTAGTTGGTGATGAGGTGACTAATCCTGAACCTTCTTTCGTCGGTAAAGCAATTAATAAAATGCTTTTCTTTAGAAATAGATTTGCCATACTTGCAGACGAACATATAGTTATGTCTCGTCCGGGAGACTTTACTAATTTCTTTTCTAAATCAGCTATTTCACAAGTAGCTAGCGACCCAATTGATATAGCAGCTAGTTCTTCGTATCCAGCGATTTTATACGACGGTATCGAAACTAATACTGGATTAATTTTGTTTTCTAAAAACTCACAATTTATGCTCACTACTGATAGTGATGTGTTCAGCCCAACTACCGCTAAGATCAATGCTCTTTCTACTTACAACTTTAACTTTGCAACTAACCCTATCTCTCTTGGTACTACAATCGGCTTCTTAGATAATGCTGGTAAGTTCTCAAGATTTTTTGAGATGGCACAAGTACAAAGAGAAGGTGAACCTCAAGTTATAGAACAAAGCGCGGTAGTTTCTAGATTGTTTGAAAAAGATTTAAAACTCATATCTAACTCAAGAGAAAATTCAGTAGTTTTCTTTAGTGAAGAAGGTACTTCAACACTTTATGGTTACAAATATTTTGACCAAATTGCAGAAAGAAAATTAGCTTCTTGGTTTAAATGGACACTTACAGGCACTATTCAATACCACTGCATGCAAGACGATAACTTATATGTAGTAGTAAGAAATAATAATCAAGATCAGTTACTTAAATATGCAATGAAAATGGATTCTAATACTATTTCTTTAGAAGAGAATAGAGTTCATTTAGATCATTTAATGTCTACAAGTGGTTGGAATTATAACGCAACTACTAATAAATCTACAAAAGCTAAGCCTGCTGGTTTAGAAAGTACAAATCAACTAGTAGCTTACGATGTAGATTCTGGTAATAACTTAGGTAGATATGGTCTGATTACTATCAACGGAGTTCTTTTAGAACTTGATGGTGATTGGTCTGGAGAAACATTTGTTATTGGATACCTATACACAATGGAAGTTAAAATTCCTACTCTTTACTATGTAACTCAATCTGGTCAAAACTGGAGAGCTGATACTAGAGCACATACAATCTTACATAGAGTTAAGTTTGGGTTTGGTCCAATAGGTATATATGAAACTACGCTTAACAGAACAGGTAAAACTGACTACACAGAAGTATTTGAAATAACTCCTGCCGACCAATACTCCGCAAACACAGCAGGAGTTGTTGATGATAATAATTTAAGAACAATTCCAATTTACGACAGAAATATAAACGCTTCATTAACACTTAAATCTACACACCCAGCTCCAGCCACAATTCATAACATGACTTGGGAAGGAGTTTACACAAAAAATAATTACGAACGTGTTTGATATCACCCTTACTGAAAAAGAACTACGTGCATACATTGCATGGTTAAATATACGCCACATGTATAAAGGCATGAATGCACCATTAGGTAATCCTTGGGAATCTTGGATGCAAGAAACCTTAGATAAATTACAACACACATTAAATGAGTAAATATATCCACCCAGCAACAACAGAGGCTGCACTTCGTGTAGCTTCTAATTTGTTACCCGACGATTATCGGGAAGTTGCAGAAGGTCATGGACATGACCCTTTAAATGCTCTAGTTGTCGGAGTACATAACTCTGAGTCAGTTTATTTTACTAACCCAGATAATGAGATATGTGGCATTGCAGGCGTCTACACAGGTGGACAGATCTGGATGCTATGTACCCCAGCTATCTTAACTTTTCCTCATACCTTTGCTCGTGAAGCCAAACGGTATGTGAATTCAAGACAAGACAAGTTACTGTGGAATTTTGTTGACGAAAGAAACAAAGTCCATATCAAGTTACTTAGGTTTTTAGGTTTTAAATTTCTTAGGAGATTTCCCTACGGACCAAACAATTTATCCTTTATAGAATTTTGCCGTGTGCAGTCCAGCAGCAATAGGTCCAGCGTTTTCAGCAATAGGAAGTGCTCAAGCAGCGTCAGCAAGTAATGCAGCCGCTAGAAGAAATTATGAGCATCAACTTAAGATCAGAGAACGTAAGTGGATGCAAACACGAACTACTTATGCAACTAAGAAAGTTCAGTTCGAGCAAGAGGTTGATCAATCAAATATTGCAGCTCAACGTGCTTACTCAAGAACACAACAACAATTAAATAATGCAAGGTCTCTAGCAATTCTTGAGAATCAGGAAGACTTTAAAAAGATGCTAGCTAACGAAGGAATGGTAGAAGCTTCAGCAGCCGAACGAGGTGTTAGAGGTAAATCAGTAACTAAACAATTAGTTATGAATAATGCCAACTTTGGTATAAGCCAAGCTATGAGATCCAGAGGTTTAACAATGGCTGGTTATCAAGCTAAACAAAGTAATGAGAATGTAAATATACAACTTAAATCATTACTAAATAGATCCTTTGGAAAGGTAGCTATTCAGCCTGTAGCTGATTTAGCACCACCACCTCCTGTAATGCAGAACGTAGGTTTGACTTTAATGTTAGGCATGGGTCAGGCGTTAGGTGCTGGTATAGAAGGTATGCCTGCTAATAGTGGAGCTAATAGTTGGCAAAACAATGTTTCAGGAGGAGCTTCAGTTCCTAATGTTTCAGGAGGAACGAAGACTGGAACTTATGGCTCATTCATGCCAAATAATCCTACATATATAGGTGCAGGAGCAAACGTTAATTATTTCGTACCATGATTCCTAATTATCAAATAACTGGGCAGTCAGTAACTCCACAAGAAATACTTGATGTAGTCCC